GTGAAATATCTACAACAGTTAATTTAGGTGGTGATCCTTGGCCTATATTTATAGATGGCACAGGAGCTAATAATGTTATTAACGAACGTCAAAATATTGTAAAACCCAACGCTCCAGCAGGCACGAAAGTCTTGCTTGAAGTAGGAGATATGCTAGTATATAGTGGCTGTGAACTTGAACATTGGCGAGAGCCTTTTGACGGGAACATTTGCGGTCAAGTATTTCTACATTATAATCATGTAAATGGCCCATTTGCTGACAAAAATAGATTTGATGGAAGAGCCAAGCTAGGCCTACCATCAGGTGTAAAATAGTATAAGAATGAGGTTATATGTTACAAAAATTAGGATTTGCACCTGGGTTTAATAAACAAGTCACAGAGACCGGGGCCGAGGGACAATGGTTTGATGGTGATAATGTTAGATTTAGATATGGCACTCCAGAAAAAATAGGTGGTTGGACCCAGTTAGGTGATGATAAATTAACTGGTGCGGCTAGAGCTATTCATCATTGGGACGATAATGCTGGCATTAAATATGCAGCTATAGGAACTAACAGAATTTTATACGTATACTCTGGCGGAGTATATTATGACATACACCCTATTAGAACAACATTAACTGGTGCTACTTTTACAAGCACATTAAATCAAAATATAATTACAATTACATGTAGTGGCGTACATGGATTAACAGAACAAGATATTGTAATGCTAGACAGTGTAGCTAGTATTCCTGCATCATCAAGTTTTGATGCTACTGATTTTGAAGATAAAAAATTTATGGTAACAGCCATACCTACAACCACTACTTTTACTATTACAATGACTGCTACTGAAACAGGTACACCAATGAGTGCAGCAGGATCTACTTCTGTTTTATGTTACTACCACGTAGGACCATCACAACAACTTGGAGGTTTTGGTTGGGGTACAGGTCTATATGGTGGAACAGCTTTAGGAGCAGCTACAACTACTTTATCAACAGCTATAACAGATTTAATAACAACAGATATTGTATTAGCAAACACGGCAGCTTTCCCATCATCAGGAGAAATTAGAATAGGAACAGAAGATATAAGTTTTACAAGTAATGACACTGCAACTAATACTTTAAGTGGAGGAGCAAGAGGGGTTAACGGAACTACAAAAGCAACACATAGTAGTGGTGCAAGTGTTTTAAACATATCAGATTATGTTGCATGGGGTGACCCGTCTAACGCTGACTTTACTATTGATCCTGGAATGTGGATTCTTGATAACTATGGTACAAAATTAATTGCTCTTATTTATAACGGATCTTGTTTTGAATGGGATGCTTCTGTTGGAAACGCAACATCAATTAGAGCTACATTATTAGCCAATGCACCTACAGCATCACGTCATGTATTAGTATCTACACCAGACAGACACTTAGTATTTTTTGGTACAGAAACAACAGTAGGTAATGTTGCTACGCAAGATAATATGTTTATTAGATTTTCTGACCAAGAAAATATTGATGGCACAGATGCATATACAGTTAAAGCAAACAATACTGCAGGTACACAAAGACTTGCTGATGGTTCTAAAATTATGGGAGCTATCAAAGGTAGAGATGCAATTTACGTTTGGACCGATACCGCATTGTTTCTTATGAAATTTGTAGGCCAACCATTTACTTTCTCATTTGAACAAGTAGGAACTAACTGTGGATTGTTTGGTAAAAATGCATGTATAGAAGTTGATGGTTCTGCATATTGGATGTCAGAAAATGGGTTCTTTACTTACGATGGTCAATTAAAATCTTTGCCTTGTCTTGTTGAAGACCATGTTTACGATGATATTAATGCTGTATCTAGAGACCTTATTAATGCAGGTTTAAATAATTTGTTTGGTGAAATAAGTTGGTTTTATTGCACGTCTGCATCAGATGCTGTTAATAGAGTGGTTACTTATAACTATTTAGATTCTAATCCTAAACGTCCTATATGGACAACAGGTACTTTACCTCGAACAGCGTGGCAAGATTCTGCAGTATTTGATAAACCACACGCAACTTATTATGATTCAACAGACAATGCATCTACCGAATGTATTGGAAATACTGATGGTATTACTATATACTATAAACAAGAAACAGGGACCGATCAAATTAATGCTGGTGGTGTAACAACTGCTGTTATTGGTACGATTACATCTGGTGACTTTGATATTACACAAAGAAGAAGTAGTACAGGAGCAACTGTAGGTATGCCAGATCTTAGAGGAGATGGTGAGTTTATTATGAGAATACAAAGATTTATACCAGATTTTATTTCACAGACAGGAAACACTAGAGTCAGTTTTGTAACAAGAAACTATCCAAATAGTTCTGCAACTACAACAAACTTTGACGTAAGTTCTACTACAACTAAAAAAGATACACGACTTAGAGCTAGATCTATTGCTATTAAAGTTGCCAATACTACGACTAATGAAGATTGGAAACTTGGTACATTTAGACTAGATATTTCACCAGGAGGTAGAAGATAATGGTAATAGGACCAAGTTTTTATAATCAAGGGGATCAAAAATTATACCAAGACTATCAATATCTCCCGCAAGAACAATACAGATTGGGTCTTAACCTACCAAAAACCGAACAAGCAACAGATTCTATTAATACTACATTTGGTTTACCAGCAACTAATGCTTTTACAAATAGTGGTAGTAATAATTATTTTGCTGGTTCCCCCAATAATTTAATACAAGATTATAATACAATCACAAAAGATAGATATTTTCGTAATCAAGATACTCCATTAGTTGATGGTTTATATCAAAGCAAACTTGATAAAACTTTTATGGGTATGCCAAGTTATAGACAACAAGAATTAACTGGTCCTGATTTAGGTGAATACATTGGAACTAATACCGACGTTCCTTTAGAGCAAACTATGGCGGGTAGAGTACAAAATAATTTAGGAAGAATAAAAGATACTACTAGTGGTATAATGGGTAACATTAAAGGATTTGGTCCAGTAAGTATGGCACTTAATGCTATGGATAAATTTAGTTCATTACCTACAGCAAACCAAGAATTTATAAAAATGAATATGGGGTACACAGGTCCGACTGTGTTTGGTGAAAATAATTCTGGTTTAAGTAAAGATCCTTATGGAAAAAATACAAGATCTTTGTTGGGTGACTATGGTGCATATGTAGATAAAACGGCTGCAGGTTATGAAGATATAACTGACGAAGAGTTTGAAAAATTATCAGACTTTCAAAAACAAAAAATAAGTTTTTATAGAGCAAAACAAAAAGAATTAAACGAAATAAAACAAAAAGAAATTACAGAACAAAAACAACAAGCTCAAGATTTTATGAATAAAAACCCTAACTACGGTAATAACTATGATCCAACTAAAGATCATTCTGGAGATGGTGGTTACGGTAATACAAGCGGTGATAGCTATGGAAATAAAGGGGGCACTAGATCCGCACACAATAGATCTTCTGACCTAGGTTTTAGTGATATTAGATTAAAAGAAAACGTAGAGTTTATAGGTAAATCACCATCTAATATAAATATCTACAGCTTTAATTATTTAAATAACCCTACTAAATATCAAGGTGTTATGGCTCATGAAGTGCCTTGGGCTAGCCAAAAACATAACAGTGGATATTTAATGGTAGACTACAACAAGGTAGATGTAAAATTTAAAAAAATATAATGGCAAAGATAGTAGAATCATTAACTAGAGCAGAACCAGAATACAGCCAAAGAAATATACAATCTTTGGTCAGGGATCTTGACTCTGTAATTACAAAATTAAACAGTACATTTCAAGATGAGGTTAAACAGGAGATAGAAGCTAAAAGTTTCTTTTTAGAATAATGGGAAAAGTATACGACGAATTTGAACAACTAAGTATGGGTGGAAAGGGTAAAGCACCGGTAGGTTTTGCTGAAGCTGTTTACCAAGCAAACATAAACGACAGGTTAGAAAACACGCCTGGTTTAAAAGAACATTTTGATAACACAAAACACTTAGCGTCTTTTAGTTCAGGTAATACCGAAGATGCTAGAAAATATAATTTATTAAGTGGTATGGATTATGCAAAAATGACTAATAAAGGATTTTTTGAAACTCTTCCAGATGGTTTAGCTTATGCAATAATAGATTCTATGAAAAATAAAGACCAAGATTTTTTTGATATGGAGGGAGGTATAGGTGATTTTATTAGAAACATGAAAGGCGTTGCAATAGAAACAGATACCAATCCTTTTGGAAAATTTTTTTCTAAAGAAGAAGCAGAAAAACTTATTAAAGAATATAATGATAAAATGAAAACAAAAAAAGCTGGAGGGGGCATAATAAGCCTTTTATAATAATGGCAGTAGTAAACCAATATAAATTTTACGGTAAAACAACGACAGCTGCAGAAACTGTAAACATGTTATCACCAGCTGTTAACGAAACTATTATAATAAAATCTTTAAGAGTTACAAATAAATCAGGTTCAAATACTCCAACAGTAACTATTAAAAACAACGCGTTTGAGGTAGTAAATACACAAACATTAGTAGCTGCTACCAGTGTAGAAATATTAACTTTACCTTTAATTTTAGAAGGTGGGACTACGCTATCTTATACTACAGCGGGCACTGTATCTGATGGTGTAGTGTTTGGTATTAGTTATCTTAATATATTAAAGGAGAAAATAGATTAATGGAAATAAAACAAGCAAAAGTAGAAACAACTTATAGACATAAAAAAACTGGTCAACTTTTTAAGGAAAGAAAAGACTGGGAAAGTAAGGGTTTTAAAAACGAGGACATGGCACAAGACGTAAAAGTTATAATGCCTCCTCTTGATTTGTTCTCAAAAACCAAGTAAACATAGGAATTAAGGTAAAATTATGGCAATATCTAGAATG